CATAGTGATCAATGTAGGGGACTTGTCTCGCATAACTAATGTTGCAATAATTAAAGACATCTGCCATTACGTCTTCGAATAGTTTACCAGATTCTTGTGCACTCTTCCCCGCATGTTTTGGTCGAGAGTCAATCACTTGAATCTTACCTGTCTCAACATTCATTGTTACGTTTGACATCTGAGATCTTGTCTTTTCACTCAGTGCTTCATAATATGATTCCATTAAAAAAATCCTTCCAGTGTCATTTCAGTTTGTACATCATAATTCCATATGAGAAGTTCCTTACGGTTGTGTTCATCTTCTCGATACTTCTGACCAGAGTGCATGGTGTATGTCAAATCCCATTCTTTCTGGTTCCATTCACGATACGCGTCACGCAACGTCTCGTTAGAGTTGTACGTAATCTGCACCATATTGTTAGACGCGTCTGCACATTCAAAGAACTCTTTGTGGTCAAAGGAGTCGTGCATGTTACCCTTGTCACCGTAGATAAATGACTTGATGTCATAGGGTGGATCTGCAAAGACAAACGCATCGGGGTCGTCGTCGAAGAGTACGGAGTAGTCTTCGTTTGTGATCTTCCAGTTTCTCATGATGTACGAGAACTTAGGGAGTTTGGATATGAGACGGTGGGTGAACGTCATCTCATGTGCATCCTTACTGAAAGATCCTGTCGTCTCTCCTAGACCGGAGAACGAACATCGATTCATAACATAGAACTGCCACGCAATATCAAACTCGTTGGTTGCGGTATTCAAACCCTCACGCATGACATGATAATAGTCACAGTGTGATTGTACGGGGTCTGAAGTATCTGACAGTTGGTCTTTCACTTCGTGCAACTTCTTGGTGAGGGCATCTCCCTCTTTTTGAAGTGTCACCCAAAAACAGTACAGTTTGTAATACTTGTCATTGACCCATACTGGTGTCTTGGGGAACTTCTTGGAAAATGCGATACCACAACTGCCGCCACCAAGAAACGGTTCTCGATACTCTTTGATGGGTCTCTCAGGCAGATTCTCACGGGAAAACAGAAAGTCAGTTGCACGGGACTTACCGCCGGGATATCGCAAAGGTGTACGTAAATCTTTCATATAAATAGAAATGGTTCTCTCATTTGATAGGACATTATACTACAATTTATATAGGAAATCAAGTATGGCATCCGATACTTTTGATTGTGGAACAAACTACTTACAACCCAGTGGTTTTAAGGTCGTCATCAATCGATCCCAGTTTCCCAATCTACAATTTTATGCACAATCAGTTTCTCACCCCGAAGCAGGTCTACCACCAGCGGAGGTAAGTTTTAGTCGTATTGGCACTGCACCTTTTGTTGGAGATGCAATCGACTTTGGTCAGTTACAGTTAGAAGTACTACTGGATGAAGATATGAACTCATACAGAGAACTATATAACTGGATGTTGTCTGCCGTTAACGAGAGACATGTTCTTGCGACTCAGACTCTCAGTGGTTCTGAATATAAGGAACCTACCTATCATGACATAACTATAGCGGTCTTGTCAAGTCACAACAACGTAAATCGTACATTTCGATATCGTAATGGATTCCCCATATCGGTCGGTAACATTCAAATGAATGCATCAAGTGCTGACCAGTTTTTGTCGTTTCCAGTGACATTTAGGTTTGACTATTTTGACTTTAAGTGATATACTATAGTAGTTTATAACTACGGAATTTGAAATGAATCTTGAAAAAATATGTGAAGAGTGGAAGAAAGAATCCCCTATTGAAATGAATGCACTGGACGCGAGTTCAGTACAGACAACCGTTTTACACGCCAAGTACCTAGAACTTCATGCAACTGCAAAACTCAAGTTGAAGGATGCGGAGTTCAAACAGTCTATTCTCATGAAGAACAAGTGGTTGTGGTATCATGGTAAACTGTCAAAGGAAGAGATCGAACGGTTCGGGTGGTCGTATGATCCATTCGACGGTCTGAAGATTCTCAAAGGTGACATGGCGCAGTTTGTGGAGGCGGACCCTGAGTTACAGGAGTCCGAAGCACGAATCGAGTATCTTAAAACTGTTATAGATACTCTCAAGGATATACTGGAGACCCTCAAGTGGCGACACCAGACTATTCGTAACGCTATTGAATGGAAGAAGTTCGAGGCAGGATTTTGAGAACTCTACTAATAAGTGATGTACACATCGGATTTAAATTTTCCAGAGCCGAAGACGCGGTGTCTGTTTTGGAAAACGAAAAGTTTGATAGACTCATCATGGTAGGAGATATCTTTGATATACAGAACATGATGCATCGTCCATATTGGGACGAACATCACACACGATTCCTCAAGAAAGTTCTGAAGATCGCAAAGACAAAAGAGGTAATCTACGTCATCGGGAATCACGACTATCCTTTGTTTCATCTTCAGGAATATACGACTAAATTGGCTGGCATAAAGTTTTACCGCAACTATACATATACATCGGGCGGTAAAACAATAACCTGTGTACACGGGGATCAGTTTGATTCCGTAGGTCGTGGGTTTCAAGTTATTGGTGACTTTTTTTACAATCTGTTACTACACCTGAATCAGTGGGTAGGTTTCGTTCTGAAAATGTTTGGACTGAAGTATTGGTCTCTGAGTAAGTGGTGTAAGGACAAGGTAAAGAACACTATAAGTAAGGCTTTCTCAATAGAAGATAAACTGCGTAATTTAGATGGCGCAGACGTAGTTGTTTACGGACATACACACATGCCATATGTAACTGAGGATCTTGTGAATACAGGCACGTTTGTAGAGATTGCAACCTATGTGATCGAAAAGGACGGAGAGTTTAGGTTAAAGGATTTGGATAAGTGTTAGGAGAGTTAGGGTTACTTGCAGTATTTTTGTGTCCGATGGTATTTGGTGGCATCACCATGTATTATTCACACAAGGCGATACATGAAGAAACATTGAATCGATGGAAGTCATAAAGTTCACAATGAAGAACTATGCCATGCTCCAGATGACGGAGTGTGCGCCTCATATCGTCTCCGAATTGAGTGAACACTTTACCTTTGAGGTGCCCGGCGCAAAGTTCATGCCCGCAGTGAAGAAACGAGTCTGGGACGGTAAGATTCGTATGTTCAACCGCACCAATGGTGAGATCAACGCGGGTCTATATGAATCTATTCGCAAGTTTGCAGCAGAACGTGGGTATGGGATCAAAGTAGAAGAATCCCCTTATGGTTACCCCTATGATCGCAATAAAGTCCCTCACATGGCGTTTCAGGAGTTCCTAGAGGGTCTTGACCTACCATTTAAACCAAGGGACTACCAGTACGACGCAATCGTACACGGAATCGAAAACAAACGCGCTATTCTGTTATCACCGACTGGGTCAGGTAAGTCATTCATCATTTACCTACTCGCACGATGGTATCTTGCAAACCATAACAAAAAACTCCTACTCATTGTACCTACCACATCGTTGGTAGAACAGATGTACAAAGACTTCTCTGACTACGGGTGGGATGTAGAGAACAACGTACATCGTATCTACTCCGGTAAAGACAAAGAGACGGAATGTCCCCTGATCGTCTCCACATGGCAATCAATCTATAAACTGGGACCACCTTGGTTTCAACAGTTTGGGTGTGTCGTGGGGGATGAGGTACACGGTTTCAAGTCTAAGTCACTGTCGTCTATCATGAACAAGTCTATCAAGGCGGAGTATCGTTTTGGTACCACAGGTACTCTAGATGGAACGCAGGTGCACAAGTTAGTTCTTGAAGGATTGTTTGGACCTGTACATAGAGTCACAACTACACACGAGTTGCAGAAACGAGATACCCTTGCTAAATTAGATATAGATATAATACTACTTAAATATGCGAGGGAACATTGTCAACTCACAGACAAAAGGACGTATCAAGATGAAATTGACTTCATCGTCAAATACGAAAAACGAAACAAATTCATTGCGAATCTGGCAGTCAATCAAACCGGTAATACTCTTGTATTGTTTAATCTTGTGGACAAACACGGCAAGGTTCTACGGGATCTGATACAACAACGACTCAAAGATGAACAACGATTCTTCTACGTCTCCGGAGAAACAAAAACCAATGATCGAGAACAGATCAGGAACATTGTCGATCGTCAAAAGAGTTCTATTATTCTCGCTAGTCTGGGGACTTTCTCCACTGGCATTAATATCAAAAACATTCATAACATCATATTCGCGTCTCCTTCAAAGAGTCAAATCAGAGTACTCCAATCGATTGGACGGGGATTGAGAAAGTCAGATGATGGTAGTGAAACAAAATTGTACGATATTGCAGACGATCTGCATTGGAAATCTAAGAAGAATTTTACTCTACTACATAGTGGTGAACGTATAAAAATTTATACGCGTGAACTGTTCCCCTATAAAATTACACAGGTACCTATATGATGTATAACGAAGCGAATTTCATACAACTCAAAATGACTTCAGGTGATGAGATCATCTGTGAAGTTATGGAGTGGCCTATGGGTGAAAGTAAA